TTTATCTAAAACTAAAGTGTTATTAGCAGGCACTTCTAAACTTCTACCTACATGAAAGAAAGTTGAACCACCATCAGTAGTAACTTTTACATTTACTTTAGCTGAATTAGTTGAACTTTTATTTGAGATATAAACAGCGTGAATAACAGCAGTTACACCTGAGCCTGAAGCTGTGTACATATTTCCTGTTGCGTCATCTAAAACGCCAACATCTAAACCTGCATTTTTAAAACTACTAGCCACTTATTATCCTCCAAACACAATAGCGTATGCTAAAGCATCACCGTCCATTGCAACTGTACCTGATTGGTCAGGCAATGAAATTGTGTTATCTTTAGTCGGTTCTTGTACTGTTAAAGTTGTTTCAAAGGCGTTTGCTAATGCACCTTCAAATACTAAATCTGAACCATCAAGTACAATATCATTATTTGTTACTGCACCTGAAGTAGTAACATCTTGTAATGTTACGGCACCTGCACCACCAATTTCTTTTACAACACCACCGGAAGTTTTTGTATAAAACTTACCGTCTGTAATGTTCATTGCTAATTCGCCAGCTTCTAAAGAACCTGCTGATGGAACTGCTAATGCTGTTTCTGACCTTTTTGGTAGTATTACTGTTGCCATTACTTAACTTGTTTCTTAATTTGTTGTATTAACTTGGCCTTAGTTAGTCTTCTATCTAATTCAACACCAACTTTTCTACCAAGTTTTTCTAATTCTACTTTTGTTTTCTTTTCTAAACCTTTAACATCAATCTCAGGTTTTCTCTTAATTCCTGGAGCACCAGAAATAAAGAAATCTTTAATTGCTTTCCACATTAAAATGTATCTCCGTCAACTCTAATTACTGTAACTTCACCTGCACCACTTACGGCAAAGTTGTCTGAACTAAATGAAGCAACACCAACATTTGAAGTTGACGCTAATTCACCTGAAATGGTAATTGTACTTCCTGAAACGACTGTATTAATACCTTCGCCAGCAAGAAACTCTAAAGTGCCTTCTAATGAAACTTGTCCTTGTGTAGAACTTTCATCTGTAAAGTATAAAACTGGATTTGATAATTTAGATGTTGCAATTGAACCAGCTAACATTGCATTTGTAATACCTAGTGCTTTAACATTTAAAGCATCAGCAGTAATTTCAATTGATGAACCGTCAACATTTACATCTAAGATATTACCTGATTTACTTAAACCGTTACCAGCTGTAATTTGGCCGGCACCTGAAAACTGCTCAAATAGAATTGCACTTGTACCGATAGTAGTTGTCGTTTCTGTTTGAACATAACCGTTACTGCCGTTTACAGTACCTTCAGTTACGAATAAGAAGTCACCTGAAGCAACTTCAGCAACTGTATCAAAGTCTGTTGCTCTTGTAAGTACAGTAGCAGATGTTCTAATGTAAATACCGTTATGAGCTGTTGTTGTTTCATCTTTAACTAAAATTCTGTCACCATTTACAAGTGTATATCCGTCTAATGTAGAAATGCCTGTAGATAGTGTTAAAGTTGCACCAACACCTGAAGTACCGTTATCGTAAGTTACTGTGTCGCCACTTTCACTTGCTAATGATTGTGTAGTAGCAGCCATAACTGAAGCGTGAACATGTAAACCTTCAGCGATTGCGTCAACATATGCTTTGTTAACTAAACTATCGTCTGAAAATCCTGCTCTACTTTCATAACCACTTGGTACTACAACTGTACCTGTTCCGTGTGGAGATAAAGTAATATCTGTGTTTGAAGCTGTTGTTGAAACTGTTGAACCGTTAAGTGTTAAACTGTCAACTACTAAAGAAGTTAAACCTGCAATGTCAGTAGTTGTAACACCAAGTTGTAAACCTGTAGAACCTAAAGTTAACTCACCGTTTGTACTTAACTTAGCATTTGTAACTGCATCATCAGCTATTTGGTTTGTATCAACACCTGAGTTTGTAATGTTGATTGTAATTTCGTTATCTGTAACTGCTGTATCTAAACCAGTACCACCAGTAAATGTTAAAGTTTCGGCAGTATTGTATTGGTCTGTACCTGTATCGCCAGCTAAGTTGATGTATTGATTAACTGTGTCCCAACTTAGATTACCTGAAGCATCTGTTTTTAAGAATTGTCCATTTGTGCCGTATGCATCTGGAAAAGTATATGTTAAAGAAGCTGCTAATGAGTTAGGAGATTTTAACTGAATAAATGAACTACCATTATTTGTAGCTTCGTTTAATTTAATTGCACCGCCGGCAGTTGTAGAATTACCTATAATTAATTCATCTATTGCTTTGTTACTATCTACAATGACTGCTGAACTAGCAGTTAATGTGCCATGTGCATGGTCTGTTAAATCTGAAAAATATTTACCACCGATTACATCAATTGAACTTGCATCACCGTTACTATCTACGGCGCCAGTACCAATATATAATCTATCTCCGCCATTTGCTTGAGTACCACTTCCATAAGTATAAGCTATTTCACCTTGTTTTAGCGTTGACGGTGCTGTAGTGGCAGAACTTCTTTTAATTTGAATTACTGTTGCCATTTACTTTAAAAACTCCCACAATTGAACACTAAGGTTCCTGTTGTTGTTACTATTTCTGTACGAGCAACGAATTTACTATCACTCGACCTATATTGTAATAATGCACCATCTTCTAAATTTGTAGTATCAACATCACCTAATAATTTTAATTGCAAAGACGAGTTAGCGGCCGCTTGAGCACTCGGTAATGTTACCGATACATTCTGTGGACCTTGACTTGTATTGACATTAATTTTAGCAGTAATATCAGGCACTATTAACTCTCCTCTTGTATATTTATAAGAAAAATGAGTTTAATTATATAGTAACATTGGGTCTGATATTAATAATACCTTCGATAACCCTTGTTACAGAACCGCCACTTGAAACTACTTCTAAATCATAGACATATCGAGCAGGCGCCTCTAAGGCTGCCGTCTGCGTATCTGTTAAAGAAAGAGTAACTATACCAGTTGTTGGGTCAGCATTTACTGTTGCTGTAATGTCAACTCTAGTACGAGTAGAAGCATAACCTTGAGCCATTTTGGCTCTGGCTGTATAACCAGTTAAATCAAATAATGCGTTATTGGCGTCTTTGATTGTAACATCTGAGGTGAATGTTGCACCTTGGTCAATTGAAAGGTTAGCTATCGCTGCCATCTTCTTTTGTTTCTTCCTGTGGTTTCTCTTTCTTCAGTAATTCTACAATTTTTTTATTATAGTGTTCTGTCAATACATCAATCTTTTCAATTTCAACCATGTGTCTAGTCCTACCTACTTGAATTTCTTGTCTTACAGTTAAATAATTTTGCAATTCTGGACTAAACTGCGTTTCATCATATTCTTTACCATCAATCTTAATCATAAACTCATCTCCTTACTTATATTTATAACATAAATTCAGCTGTGTACCATTTTTTTATATCAGGTACCATGCCTTTACTTTCATCAATAGGCAACACCTTATCTAATATTGCATTATATTCGTCTTTAGAGGCACTATATGGCCTAAAATAAGGGTCATTCCTATAGAGTAAATCTTTGTCGTTTAACAACTCATAAAAGTCTTCATTAAAGTCTGCTGTTAACCACCATGCGTAACAAATGGCAACAGCATAACTTTTTGCTGGGTATATCCAACCCACATCTTTTTCATTAAAATATCTTATTGCATTATTAATAATATCATCTGACTTTTCTATTTGTACTTTAGATAAGTCATCTTCATGTACAACATTTAATCTATGATATAATTCTTGCTTTATTTTCCAATCTTTCATCATACCAATCTAATAACCCCTTGTAGCCGTTACAACTATATGTCAAGTCTGTTACAAATCTATAGTGTTCTGTTAAACAATGTCCGTAATGTGGACATTTTCTGCAAATGTCTGAGATATTTAGGTATGGTTCCTGAAGTGCCCATTGTTCATACTCATAGAAGAAGTCTAACTCTTTAAAATATTCATTATCGTTTTTATCAAATTCTAAAACTGCAAATTTATTATTTGGTGTGATGTAAACATGATTGTCTGAGAACGCACTATATTCACCTCTCAAACTCATAATAATGTTACCCTCATT